GGTTATGGCACTGATTCCGCTTTACGAAGCAAAGACCTACCTCCGGGTAGACAGCAGTGATGAAGATGCCCTGATCGGCATCCTCTTATCTTCTGCGGAACAGATGTGCAAGGATGTGGGCCGTCTGTCGGAAGACCAGTGGGAGGCGGTCAATGCCGCTGACCGGGATGCTGAGAACGGGGTACAGCCCACAAGGGAACTGGAAGCCCTGCGCAGCACCTGCCGTGTGGCAATTCTGTATGCGCTGGGTTATCTGTATGAACACCGGGACGAAGCCGACCATCACCAGCTGATGCTGACACTTCGTTCCATTCTGTTTGCTGTGAGGGAGGGGGTGTTCTGATGATCGAGAAACTGAATGAGCGGATCACGATTGAGAAAAGTTCGGTCGTGACCGATAAGGTCGGAAACCATCGGAACACATGGGAGGAATATTTCACCTGCTTCGCCTACGCTTCGACCTATGAATCGCAGGAGGAAGATGGTGAGGTCACAGCCGAGCAGAAGAGCGTGGTGTTCACAGTCCGGTGGTGCAGTGAGACGAGAGGTCTGACTTCCACGGGATACCGCATCCGCTTCCGGGAACAGCTCTACGATATCGAATCCATTGACCCGATGAATTTCCAGAAGAAAACGCTGAAGATTCATTGCAGATTGGAGAGGAGGCAGCCGGATGAGCAGAACCGTCAGTATCGATGAAATGGCAGATGCCATCAATGAGGGACTGAAAGAGTATGCGACCCTTGCCTCCACTGAGGTCAAGAAAGCAGTCCGCAAATCTGCAAAAACGGTCAAAGACCAGATTTCGGCTAATGCACCGTCAAGAACGGGCGCATACAAAGGAAGCTGGGTGGCAACCAAACAGTCAGAGTCCAGCCAGAGCCTCCAGATGGTGGTGCATTCCAAGAACCGCTACCAGCTGGCGCATCTGCTGGAAAAAGGTCATGCCAAGCGTGGTGGTGGCCGGGTGGCAGGAAGACCGCATATTGCTCCGGCAGAACAGGCTGGTATCGAACAGCTTCAATCCCTGATCGAAAAGGCATTGAAATAAAAGGAGAACCCCATGACCCACGAAGAAGTAAAAGCTCTGGTGGAGGAGATGGGGCTTCCCTATGCGTATGACCATTTCGCAGAAGGGGAGAGCCCTGATCCACCGTTTATCTGCTTTCTGTATCCCAAGGCTGAGAATTTCGGTGCAGACAACCTTGTGTACCACCATTTCAACCGGCTGGATATCGAGGTGTACACCGATTACAAGGACCCGGATATGGAAGCAAATATTGAAGAAGTTCTGACCGCGCACGAACTCTACTACGAGAAAAGCGAGGTCTGGATCGAAACCGAAAAGATGTATGAAGTCCTGTATGAGCTGACGGTATAAGTCAGCCGCAGGGCAATAGGAGGAATAACCTATGTCGAAGAAAAGCAATAAGGTCAAATTTGGCCTGAAGAACTGCCATTATGCCAAGGCAACCTTTGACGAAGATGGCAGTGTCACCTATGAAAAGCCGGTCCGCATCCCCGGTGCAGTCAGCCTGTCGATGGATGCCAACGGTGAGATCGAGCCGTTCTATGCGGACAATGTCGCCTACTATGTCGTGAATAACAACTCCGGCTACGAGGGTGATTTGGAGATCGCACTGGTTCCGGAGAGCTTCCTCACGGACATCATGCACGAGGAGCTGGATGGCAACGGTGTGCTGGCCGAGAATGCCAATGTGGAACTGGAGCATTTTGCATTCCTGTTCGAGTTTGATGGCGACCAGCGTCACACCCGTCATGTTTTCTACAACTGTGTGGCAAGCCGTCCTGCTGTGGAGGGCGAAACCAACGAGGACAGCAAAGAGGTCAAGACTGAAACGCTGAGCCTGCAGGCCACTCCGCTGGCAAACGGCTATGTCAAGGCCAAGACCGGCACCAACACCACCGATGAGGTTTACAACAAGTGGTACGATGCGGTCTACGAGCCGCAGGCAGAAGCTGTCAGCGAGACAGACCCCGGTCAGACCGGGGAAGAGCCGCAGGGTTAAGTGACTGATACACACCGCAGGGCTTCGGCTCTGCTTACATTATTATAATAGGAGTACAAAACCATGAAGAAGATTTTTCCTTTGTTTTCAGCGATCATTGTTCTGGTGCTGGCAATCTGCTCGTTCAGCATCATCCCCACCGGATACACCGGCGTGAAGACCAGCTTCGGTCAGATTCAGGAGACCACCATCCAGAGCGGCAAGCTCAACTTCTGCATCCCCTTTGTGCAGAGCATCCACAAGGTCAACAACAAGCAGCAGGATAAGCACATCGAAGCGCAGGTCTGGGGCGAAGCCTCCGACAAGACCCCTGTGTATGCTGCCGATGTCATTGTGACCTATCAGGTGCTCCCTGAGAAGAGTGCATGGCTGTATGCGAATGTGTCCGACATCAAGAATCTGGTCGGTGACGAGCTTGTGGCCTCTGCTATCAAGTCTGCGATGGCAGAACTCGGTCCCAATGAGGTGACGAACCGTACCAGAATCGAGCCTCTGGCACAGCAGAAGCTGGCAGAATCCCTTGTGCAGAAGTATGGTGAGGGCGTTGTGTTTGTGAACAAGGTCGTAATCAACGATATGGATTTCGAGGACGCTTACAACGAAGCCATCCAGCAGAAGTCCATTGCCCAGCAGAACGCTGACAAGCAGAAGATCGAGAACGAAGCCGCCATCGCAAAGGCAGAGGCTGACAAACAGGTGGCGATCACCAATGCGGAAGCAGAAGCCCAGAAGACTTCCATTGCCGCAGAAGCGCAGGCAGAAGCGAACCGCAAGCTGGCAGAAAGTCTGTCTGAGAACCTGATTGAGTATCAGAAGATCCAGAAGTGGGATGGTAAGCTGCCTACCGTGAGCGGCGGCAGCGCACTGGTCAGCATTGACCCGGCTGAGTAAGAAACACGATATACGGCAAGGCTTCGGCTCTGCCAATTTTACATGAAATTTTGGGAGGAAAACTACTATGGCAGTTACGAAGAAAATTGAGATCGATGGCAAGGAAGTCACCTTTAAGGCAAGTGCCGCTGTGCCTCGCCTGTACCGCATCAAGTTCGGCCGCGACATCTACAAAGACCTGCGCCAGCTGGAAAAGAGCGTGGGGGAGAACGATGAGGACAATTCCAACCTCGACCTGTTCAGTTTGGAAATGTTCGAGGATCTGGCGTGGCTGATGGCCCGTCATGCAGACCCTGCAAATGTGCCGGACAGCCCGGAGGAGTTTCTGGACCAGTTTAACACCTTCTCCATCTACCAGATCCTGCCCCAGCTGATCGAACTGTGGGGCCTGAATGTGCAGACCGAGGTGGAATCCCGAAAAAACCTCGCAAAAGTGAGCGGGAAATGACCACCCCGCTCTTCCTGCTGCGCTGTGTACAGCTCGGTATCAGCATCGCCGACCTCGACCTGCTGACCATCGGGTTGGTCAATGATATGTTCACGGAGCGGCAGAACGACGACTATCCGTACAAAGAACTGGCAAGTCAGTCGGACTTTGACAGGTTCTAAAATAAAAACCAGACGACCGTGCTTATATCGTGAATGAAATAAGCACAATCGTCTGGTGACAGGGCAAAAAAAATCCCCCAGCCGTGCACAACTGGGGGAGAAAGAAGGTGACCCGAAGGTCATCTTCCCGGTCTCGGACCTCGCAAGGTTACCGAAACCTGATCATCATCAAAGTATAGTCGATTAGGCAGGGAAAGTCAATCGGACTTTTCGTGCTTTATAACTCTCTTCTGGGCAAGTTCGTACACTTCTTCATCAGCACGGACTCCAATGACAATAATCATCATAGATGTCTCAGTACGGCGAAGCTGATAGACAATGCGCAGACCCGCAGAGCGGAGTTTGATTTTTAGAAGTCCTGCAAGGTTAGTGCTGTTGTGATTGCCGAGCGGTTTGCCGTAGCCCTGTTCATCAACAGGCAGTGGATTTTGCTGAACTTTTTTGATGGCTTTCAGAACAAGATTGCGCTGGCTA